ACCTGCCAGCCAACAACCACATGAGCGCCACGGCGGGACCGCCGGCGGAAGAAGACGAAATCCCCTTCTAATCAACAGCCATGAGCGCACGAACGGAACACGAAAAAGAAACCATCCTGGAAGCCGTCCGCATGGCCTTTGATGAATTCGACGACTACGAAGACATCAGGCGCCAGGCGGCGGAAGACGAATCCGACTTCTGCCTCTCCATCAGCGTCAAAATCCCTGACGGGGAACAGAAAGTCTGTGTGAAAGTATCAGGCTCTATCAAGAAAACAGCTGTGGCGAATGCCTGGTTTGAGGACGACGGCCAGCTGAAACTGGACTTCGACGCCGAATCCCAGGCCCGGGAAATAGAAAGGAACTCGAAAGCGTCATGAACAAGCCGATAACCATCATGCTGCCGATCGTTCCCCCGACGAAAACGCACCAGAACAAAAAAATCGTCAACATCGGAAAACACGCCAAACTGGCGGACACGAAAGAATTGAAACTGGTCATCAGCGATTACCTGACCCTGCTGAAACCTTATCAACCGGCCCGGCCCCTGACGGGGCCGGTCTCCCTGAAGCTGGCCTTCGTCTGGCCCTACCGCAAGAGCGAGCCGAAAAAAAACCGGATCGGGCTCATTCCGAAAACGACCAAACCGGACTGGGACAACCTGTCCAAAACCCTGCAGGATGTCCTGACCAGGTTGAGATTTTGGGAGGATGACGCCCAGGTGTATTCCGCGTCCGTGGATAAATGGTGGGGCGAAGAACCACAAATAACAATCACTGTGCAGGAAGGATCAGAGCAATGAAACGGAACTCTCACATCATCGTCCAGCAGGTTTGCCCCATGAAGAAAACCGACGACGGGAAATATGAAGTTCAGGCCGCGATTGTACACCACAAAGGAATTATCGCCCGCTATCGCACGGAGTACCCCACGAAACGGCATGCCCGGTGGGCGCAGCACCTTATTTGCACGGTGAACAATGCTTCACGCCTCCGTTGTTCTGATGAACTTAAAGCCTTGATTGAGAAAGGAACCCGATGAAAAAACTTCAATGCCCGCTGTGCGGGGGTGATATTACCATAGAAAAGCGCGTGCTCTACAGCGACAGGCCTCTTCTGTTTCACGCGGGGTGCGAACAGTGCCGTTGGGAAACGAACAGAGGCTACGCCGCGGAGAAAGACGCATGGAAGGATGCCGAAAAATATATTTCCGGATTCCCTCCCATCATGAGGGTCTGGCCGGGGGACAAGGTGAAACTCTTCGGAGACCGGCGGGTTAGGAAGGTCATCGGAAAAAACGCGAACCGGGGAATTCTTTATCTGGAAACGGCTTCCGGGCCTCCTGAACCCGTGAGGCATGACGATGTGATTCTGTGGCCCTGGGAGATTGAGCAGAACGGAGGCCGTCAAGATTGAATGCCTGTGGCTCAACTACAACCCCCAACTGACGCTTTTTTGATTATGGAATTCATCAACATCCCAACAGCCTTGTTTTCCAGTCCCGAATATATCGGGGCAGAACCCATACAGCGCGCCACCTGGATCTCTCTGCTGGCCTGGTGCTGCGAACAGGAAAACGGCGGCATCATTGAGGACTGCCGCTCCTGGGGCATGCGCCGCTGGATGCAGACCTGCGGCGTGACTGACCAGGAAATCAGCGTGGAAAACGAACTCTACCACTTTGACGGCGACAATCTCATCGTATTCGGCTATCCGCATGAAATTCAGGCCAGCGTGCAAACGCGCCGGAAGACCGCCCGTGAAAATGGAAAACTTGGGGGGAGACCCAGGAAAACCGACATTGGAACCAGTGTAGAAACCGAAAAGGAAACCCACGGAAAACCAACGTCAGTTATTTCCGAAAACCCAGAAGAAACCCAGTCGGTTTTTTTTAATAACCCAGACATAACCCATGAAGAAACCGTAAGGAAGGAAGGGAAGGAAGGAATTCACCCCCTTACCCCCTCTCCGTGCACCGTGGAAGAAGTCGAAGACCATCTTCGGGCCGCGGCCTTTGCGGGGCGTGTGCGTTTAACCCCCGACCAGATACCGGACTGCGCCACGGCCTACTGGGGAAGCCGGGACGCCGTCAACTGGACCCGCAGCGGCATCCCCGTGACCAAATGGCAATCCGACGCCATCAGCTTCGCCACCAGCTACGCCCTCAACCATCCGCCGCCCCCTGACAACGGAGACCCCTATTCGAACCTTCAGGAACTCTGACCCCCGACAACTTCAACAACATGATCGACTCTCAGACACTCATCGACGCCGAAAAACTGGTGCTCTCCCAGGCAATGGACGGCTCCCAGGCCTTTGCGGACCTCCGGGACAAGGGCATCAGCCGCCAGACATTCAGCCTCCCGGCGCACCAGCAAATCTGGACCGCCCTGGAAACCGTCGCCGGCACGGGAGGAACCGTGGACACCCTCACCGTCATCGCGCGCCTTGAAGCCCAGGGCCAGCTTGACGCCGTGGGAGGACACGCTGGAGTCGTGGAAACGGCCACCTACGGAGCCCTTGCCCGGTACAAAACCGCAGCCGCCCTGGAAATGGTCACGGAAGCCGCCAAAAAACATGCGCTGCTCGCGTTTGCCTCCCGGATGGCGGAAGCCGCCGGCGATCAGCTCAAAAGCGCGGAAGAAGCCCTTGATGAAGCCGAGCGCGGCATGTCCGCCCTGAGGGACCGGTGCGGCGTCCGCCAGACCGAAACCATCCGCGGAGCCGTGGGAACCATCATTGAAAACCTGCAATGGCGCATGAACAACCCCGGAGCCATCAAAGGGATCTCCTCCGGATACCGCCGCCTGGACCTGACCCTGGACGGCCTGCAGCCCGGCGCCATGATCGTGCTTGCCGCCCGGCCCGGAGTCGGGAAAACCGCCGCCCTGGTCAACATCCTCACCAACATCTGCCTCGGGGGAACCCCCGTGGGCATGTTCAGCCTGGAAATGCCGAAATCCCAGCTCCTGGAACGCATCCTCTACGGCATGGCCGGCATCAACTCCGACGACATCCGCCGCGGCAGGCCGATGACGGTTGGACAGCAGCAGCATTTCACGGCCGCCGTCAGAAAAATCACGGCCGCCCCGCTGCACATCGACGACGAAAGCTCCCTCACCATCGACAGCATCAGAGCCCGGGGCCGCCGGATGGTCCGGGAACACGGCGTCAAATGCATCGGCGTGGACTACCTGCAGCTGGTGCGCTCCACGACCCAGCAGGCCCGGGGAAGCCGGGAACGGGAAGTCTCGGAAATCTCCGCCGGCCTCAAATCCCTGGCCAAGGAACTCAATATTCCCGTCCTGGTGCTGGCCCAGCTCAACCGCGACGTGGAAAAAAGAGCCGGAAACGCCCAGGGCAAACCGGTCGTTTCCGACCTGCGCGACTCCGGCTCCATTGAGCAGGACGCCGACCAGATCATCATGATCCACCGCCCCTACATGTACAAACCCGACAAGCACGACCCCACGGAAGCGCAGTGGATCATCGGCAAAAACAGATTCGGCCGGCTGGGGCGTATTCAATTCCGCTGGACCGCGGAACTCACAAAATACGAGGAAGAACAGAATTACCCCGTCACCAACAAATGAGACCCCCCAAACCATCCCTGCGAAAAAACAAGCCGACGCGGCGAGGAAAGCCCGGATCCTACAAACTGCGCTTAACGCTTTTGGTGGATCCCAGAAAAAAAGGCAAACTTGTCGAGCTGGGACTTGGCACCAACGACAGAAAGGAAGCCGAAGAACGCGCCAACAGCATTATCAATGCTCTGGAATCCGCCGGACTCTACCGTCTTCCCGCCGTCCGCATTCTGGAACATCACGTAGCCCAATTTGGCAAGATTGAACCTCCCCCCTTTAAACATCCAGAATTGCCCCTATGGTAACACCCCTGGAAAAATTCCTGGCAAAACATCCCACACCCTCCGGCATGGATTCAAAGGAATGGGCTGTTCTGAACGCTGCCATGAAGGAAAACAAGTTTTTCTCTTCCAAGGTGGAGAATATCAGATTGCTGGAACGGCTGCACAGGTTGATTAAGAATTATCTGACAGGAGAAAAGGAGACTTTACCCAATGGGGAAACGGTTATCAAGGTAGGAAGCGCCGCGGACTTTTCCAACCAGGCACTTCAATGGCTCCAAACCGAGGGGCTTGTTCCACCGGACGCCGAAGGCCCGAAGTATCACAACGATATTAAAAACATCGGTGCTCTGGCCCGTCTGAAGCTCATTTTCAAGACCAACGTCCGGCAAAGCATTGGGGCTGCTCAATGGGAGGCATCCATGAAACCGGCCAATCTCAAAGCATGGCCTGCTTTCCGGTTCATCCGCTTTCCGGGAGCCAAGACAAAGCGGCTTGTTCATGTCGTCAACGAAGACGCTGTCCGGCTTAAAACCGACTTTACTTTTTGGGCAGACGAAATGAACGCCGCCAGCCTCGGGGGCTTTGAGGTCCCCTGGCCGCCGTTCGGCTTCAACTCCTACATGGATCAGGAGCCTGTTTCCCGGGAAGAATGCGAACGGCTGGGACTACTCAAACCCGGGGAGCCGTTGAAGCGTCCAAGGGGTGCGGAGCGCTTCGGGATTGATCTGATTGAACGGTACGGGTACGGCAAGAAGGCCAGTACGGCGAAGTTGCCGGAGGAACTGAAGGCCAAATTGAAAAAGGTCTATGAAGACCGCTGGGGAGTCAAACAGGACAAATCTGATGAGGTTGTCTTTCCCTCACAGGAAGTGGCGAAAAAGGCCAGGGAAACGGCGGAGAAAGTCATCAAGGTTCCCTCTGCTCCCATTCCTGCGCCAGCCCCAGCCGTCACGCACACGGTCAGCCTGGGAGATGTCCCCAAGGTGAAGATGCCTGCCCCGTTGACGGATAAGGAAGCTGATGACCTTTTGCGAAGCGTTACCGGGGAAGTGTGGGCAAAGGCATCCAGACCGGAAAAGAACGCTTTGTTTTCCTACACCGGAAATGGATATGCCCGCATCAACAACGATTTGAGGGAGGGGAAGTCCAACGCCAAGGCGAAACAGATCGCCAAAGTCATTGACAGATGCAAAGTGCCTCAAGACATGGTTGTTTTCCGTGGCTGTGGGGTTTACAAGGAATTGAAAGACGCTTTGAACTGGAAAGGAGAAGAAATAACAGACGAGCTGGTTGATATGCTCAATCTCTCCGTAGTGGGAAACCCTCTCAAAGACGAAGGTTTCATGTCTGCTGCCGTAGCGGAGGGGAAAGGGTTCATGAACCGTCCCGTGTTGTTCAGAATTCTCCTGAAGAAGAAAACCCGTGCCATTTATGCAGAGCCCTTTTCCAGATTCGGGGCAGGGGCCGGTAAGGACTGGGACGGCCTTAGCCCGCAAACCTATTTTAGCAGTGAGGATGAAATCATCATCCAGAAGGGAGGAACCCTCAAATTTCTCCAATTCCATAACCAGAACGGGAAATTGATCATTGACTGTGAATTGATACAATAATGATATGAAAGAAGAAACATCACCAGCGCACAAGAGAATTTGGGAGTCTGATTTCAAAGGATGCAAAACATCCCACCCTCTCCTGATGAAATGCCTCTTGTGCTCCAAGAAGAAGCTCAACCCGGGTAGTATGGAATGTAGCGCTTATGAGCGTAAACCTGATAGCATCCTCTACGATAACGCGGACTGCCCCAGCTTTGAACGCTGTGCTGACGCGGAAGGGCTGCGCTGGATTGAAGGATATGTGAAACTCTCCGGAAAGGCGTACGTTCCCCGCCAGGACGATATACCCCCGGCAGGGTGGGAAAAAATCAATAAGGAGTATGCGAAATGAAGAAAGAGAGGACCGGGAAGAAGGGAAATGTTTCCAAGTATAGCGCTGCCCTCTCTGAACGCATTTGCGGTCATATACGTTGCGGGGATAGTCTGAGGAAGGCTGCCGAAAAGGAAGGCATTCCCCATCCCACGGTGATGAATTGGGCCAGAGATAACACGGATTTTGCAAACCAATACGCGCGCGCGTGCGGGGAACGGCTTGCCGCCCTAGAAGACAAGTTGCTTGACCTTGTGGAGAAAGGGCATGAAGTGGCCCCACGTGCCGAAATAGGGGGAACCATGCTGCAAGCGGTCAAATTGGAAATAGACACGCTCAAATGGATGCTTGCCAAGCTGATGCCGAAGAAGTACGGAGACCGTGCGGCGCTGGCTCTGGAAGGTGGAGAAAAAAACGTAGAGGTGACCCATAAACTTCCAGCAGAAGCAATCGTTCCGTTAGTGGCAGCCTTGAGAGAAATATGGTCCGAAGAGGAAGAAAGCTAGGGGCTCCGGTCAGGCCGGAAGACTCTCCCGTCATCTTTGCCGCCCTGATTCTGGGGGAAACAGGGCTGTACAAATGGCAGATGCGGGCCCTTGAAAGGGCTGCCCGGGGAAAGCGGGTTGCCCTGCGCGCTGCTAATGGTTCCGGCAAGACGGACAAGGTAATTGGTATCCTTGCCCTATGGTTTCTCTGGCGCTACCCCCGTGGGCGTATGCCTATTACGTCCGGCTCATGGCGCCAGGTAAAAAACCAGCTCTGGCCTGCCCTGGAACGGCACCGGAACAACCCATCCCTTGCGGGCTGGAAATGGCTCAAGAATTGCCGCGTGGAAACGCCGGAAGGGGGATTCATCGAAGGCTTTTCCACCAACCACGCCGGGAAGGCGGAAGGCTGGCACGGGCGTGTGACGGACGAATTCAAGGATGAGCGGAAGGAACAGGATGAGGAAGACCCCCGCAGCGAGAAGAAAGCCCGTCTGTTTGACGTTGACGAGTTTACCGGAGATGATCCTTCCTCCCCCGTGTTTTTCGTGGTGGACGAGGCAAAGACGGTTCCTGATGAAATCTTTGACGCCATTGAACGATGTACGCTTCAATTCTGCATCTACCTTTCATCCCCAGGCAAGCCGGAAGGGCAATTTTATCGCTGTTTCCACGAGGAAAAAGACCTCTTCTGTCCGATGGTGGTAACGGCCTTTGATTGCCCCCATATCTCCCAGGAGCGCATTGACCGCATTCTGGCCCGTGTGGGGGGTAATGAGGATGATTCCTATTACCGTTCCGTCGTGCTGGCGGAATTCACGCTGGAAGGAGATTTGTACATCATTGACCCTGGAAAACTGGAATGGGGTCAGCGGCAGCCCTACGAGCCGCGCAGGGGGCGCCCCGTGGCCTTCCTGGACATTGCCGCGGGCGGGGATGAAACAGTCCTTGCCATCTGCGACGGAAACGAAGCCTGGATTGAATACGCGGAACGACAGCGGGACACGGTGCAGAGTGTCCGCAAGTGCATTGCCACCCTCAAGGGGCTGGGCATTGCGGATTGTGATTTGTGGGTGGACGCTCCGGGCATGGGCCTGGCTGTCATCAGCGATTTTAATGAATCAGGTTGGTATCCGAATGAGTTCTTTGGGAACAACCCTCCGGAAGACCGCGACCGCTACATCAATCTCTCGGCGGAATGCTGGAATGACGCCGGACTGGAACTCATGACCGGGCGAGTGCATATCAGGTCCGGGCGGCCGGACAAGACGCTTTTCGTGCAGTTGACTACCCGGAAGAAAGAATATGCGGACGATTCTAGGCTCAGGAACGAGAAGAAGGAGAAAATGAAGGCTCGCAACCTGTCTTCTCCTGATCGCGCGGACGCCTTGCTGGGGGCTATATGGGCTTCCTTTCGTGGATCTTCCGGAGTTTGGACAGGAGAGGGCAACAGGCCCATTGTGGGCAAGAGTCAGCACGCCGTCAAACATACGGGGAAATTTTATCCCATTTAGGACTGTTCGTAGCCCATTTTGACATTGTTGTACCCTCCCTCACGTTGGGGCGATAATGCGTGCATGAGGCAAGCCGCCAACTACAACGTACACGCCACGGAATCCCTGCCGCAGTCTCTTGCGCTGCATTTTATTTCTCCTTCCGGTGAGGATATGGACATCAGCGGCATGACGCTACGCGGCGCGGTGGTACAGGATGGGGTGATCATGCTGGACTGTGCCGTTACGGGGGCGAGTGCGGCATTGGTGACATGGCCGAGGCTGGCCGCCGGATGCGGCGCTTATGATATTTTTCTGACCGACGCATCAGGCAAAGAATACCCCTTGTTGAAGGGAGCCGTGCATGTAGTGTCCCGCGTTACACCTCCGGATGGAACGGAAGAGGCTGCGGCTGTAGCTGGTGCACTTGATGTCTCCATCCCCGAAGCGGAAGACGGCTCCGTGACCATTGTGGAAAACCCGTCCATTGTGGTCGAGGAACTTGTACGACAGGCCGAAGCGGCCCGGGATGAAGCAGAGCAGCTTGTGGAAACGCTGGAAGAACAGGTGGAAAGCGGGGAATTGGTCAATGAGGCTGTAGCAAATAAATTGCCGGACGCGCTCAAGGAGGCGGGCGTGGAATTGGCCGCGGCAACCGGGCAATCCTCCTTGTCCAGCGGAGATGCCGCCGACACCTGGACCATCGTCGGAGGCTACGCGATGACGTGGGGAGACGAGATACTGGCCGGGCATCTGCCCGACAGCTGCCGCCTGAAAAGCATTTCCACTGTGTATTTTTTTGACGATCCCGCCCTGAATCAGTATTGCCTGCGTGTCTGGAGGCTGACGGACGGAGCTTACAGCCTGATTGGCACCTCCGCCTATGTGTCCAACCTTTCCAGCGGTCAGACGGCCACGTGGGTATTTACGCCGGGCGTTACGTTGCAACGCGGGGATGTCATTATCATCCAGGTATGCGAAGGGATCGAGATGACGCCCTACGCGCTGGGCATGCACACCGTGCTTACGCCGTCCGTCCCTGGGCGCGGCCTGGTGACGGAGGTAA